TTACATAGGAAAAACTGAATATTCTTTAGAGCACCGTTGGAATCGTCATTTATCATCGGCAAAAAATGGGTCTAAATTTAGATTTCACTCTGCAATTAGAAAATATGGTGAAGATTGTTGGGACCTATCAGTTATTGAAACTTATCAAACTGAAGATGCAAACTTTATTAATGAAAAGGAATCTCACTTTATCAAACTTTTTGAGAGTGATACTAAAAAAGGTTATAATGCTACTGCAGGTGGAACTGGTGGTTGGATGCTTCCCAGATGCTCACAAAAGGTTCAGGAAGAGTGGAGAAACAATATTTCTGTAAGAACTACTGGTTATAATAATCCAAACTATTCTGGACTTACTGATGAACAACTTATAGAAATAGGAGTAAAGTTTGCTAAAAAATATGGATTTATTGGCGGAAGAAAAAGAACAGTTGAGTTTGCTCTTAATGAATTGAATATAAAGTTTCCAAAACATTTTTCCAAAAACAGATTTGGGGGAAACCATCAAAACTTTTATAAATGTATTGAAGAGCAAACTGGATTGGTGTATAATCCATATTATAGAGACGAAACTCAAAGAAAACTTGCTAAACAACTTTTAGAACAAAATAGGAGAAAAAAATGTTAAAGATTGAATATCTTGAAGAAGAAATTCCAGTTTATGATATTACTGTAGAAGGAACTCATAATTTCTTCGCAAATGATATTCTAGTTCATAATTGTCAGGAGATTACTCTTCCAACAACTCCTCTTCAGCATATTGATGGGGAAGGTGAGATTGCTCTCTGCATTCTATCTGCTATCAACGTTGGCAAGATCAACAAACTTGATGAGTTGGAAAACCTTTGTGATCTAGCAGTTCGTGGTTTGGAAGAACTGATTGACTATCAAGATTATCCTGTTGAAGCAGCACGCATTAGCACTCTTGCTCGCCGTTCTCTCGGTGTTGGTTATATCGGTCTAGCACACTATCTTGCCAAGCAAGGAGAACACTATGATGACTCACGAGCATGGAAACTTGTTCATGACTTGTCTGAAGCTTTCCAGTTCTATCTACTCAAGTCCAGTAACGCAGTTGCCAAGGAGAAAGGTGCATGTGAATATTTCTCTCGCACCAAGTATGCTGATGGCATCCTCCCAATTGACACTTACAAGCGTGATATTGATGAGTTCTGTGGAGAAGAGTTGAACTATGATTGGGAAACTCTACGTACCGAGATTCAAACATATGGACTGCGACATAGTACGTTGTCCGCACAGATGCCATCGGAGAGCAGTTCCGTTGTGTCAAACGCAACAAATGGAATTGAACCACCTAGAGCATACATGTCCGTTAAGAAATCAAAGAAAGGACCACTCAAGCAAATCGTTCCTCAGTATGGTAGTCTCAAGAATAATTACACTCTTCTCTGGGACATGAAAGACAACGATGGTTATATCAAAGTTGTTGCTGCCATGCAAAAGTTCTTTGACCAAGCAATTTCAGGAAACTGGAGTTACAATCCAGAGAACTATGAGAATAATGAAGTGCCAGTTTCTGTTATGGCAGGTGATCTTTTGAAGACCTATAAGTATGGTTGGAAAACATCTTACTATCAGAACACATATGATAATAAGACAGATGAACCACAACTCACAGAAGAAAAGAAAGCATCTATTCAAGATCTGTTAGACGATATCTTTACAACGGAGGAAGAAGATTGTGACAGCTGCAAAATTTAGAACTGATAGTAATTACATGCCAACACAAGTAGAAGGAATGACTGTATTCAATACGAATAAAGTTGACAGCACAAAACAAAAGATGTTCTTCGGACCCCCGCTGGGGGTCCAGCGTTATGATAAGTTCAAGTATCCTGTATTTGATAAACTTACACAGCAACAACTAGGATACTTCTGGCGTCCTGAAGAAGTATCACTTCAAAAAGATCGTGCAGATTATCAGGTTCTAAATGATGCTCAGAAACACATTTTCACGTCAAACCTTAAGTACCAAATTCTCTTGGACTCTGTACAAGGTCGTGGTCCTGGTATGGCTTTCATGCCTTACTGCAGTCTACCCGAGCTTGAGGGTGCCATGAACATCTGGCAGACCATGGAGATGGTCCATAGTCGCTCCTACACGCATATCATCAAGAATGTGTATGCTGACCCTTCTGAAGTCTTTGACAAGATTCTAGACGACGAGAAGATCCTCTCACGAGCACAGTCTGTAACTAAAGCGTATGATGAATTCTTACAAGCAGCACAGGAGTGGGGTGCTGGTAATCGTTGGGAACAAGCATTAGAACAAGTTGATTCTGCTAAATGGGAACTTTATGAACTCAAGAGAAAACTCTACCGAGCGGTTGCTAATGTCTACATTCTTGAAGGAATTAGATTCTACGTCTCGTTTGCATGTAGTTTCGCCTTTGGCGAACTTAAACTCCTGGAGGGATCTGCCAAAATCATCGGTCTTATTGCTAGAGATGAAAGTCAACACATGACAATCACTCAGAACATTCTAAATAAATGGAAGGAGGGCGATGATCCTGACATGGCAAAAATCGCCAAGGAAGAAGAGGAAAATGTCTATGACATGTTCCGTCAGTGTGTAGAAGAAGAGAAACTCTGGGCAGAGTATCTACCGTTCAAAGATGGTTTTATCATCGGTTTGAATGATAAATTGCTCTCTAAATATGTTGAATGGACTGCCAATCGTCGTCTGAGATCTATCGGTCTCAAGGCAATCTTTGATACTCCAGTATCTAACAATCCTCTCCCCTGGACAGAACACTGGTTATCTTCCAAGAGTATGCAAGTCGCTCCCCAAGAAACAGAGGTTGAATCATATCTTATGGGAGCTATTAAACAAGATGTTAAGAAAGATACTTTCGCTGGTTTCCAACTCTAAAAAAGAAGATACTTATATATCTAAGGTTGAATCTCTCTCAGATTCTGAGAGAGAACCTGAAAAAAATATCTTTCCAGATCCATGGGAAGGTGATTGGAATGATGCAGCAGCAAATTGGCAACGAATAAATAAGGAGAGATCGTTATGAAATTGTGGCAGAGAGTAAAGAATATCCAAATCCCTGGACCTATTGTGGCAGGGTGTTTGACGGGAGTGATATTGGGGACAACTACGGCTTTGTTTACCTTATTGCCTGTAAAGTCACCAACCGACAATACATCGGACGCAAGTACTTCTGGCAAAAACGAAAGCCTAGATGTACGGATAAAACTGTCAAACGGCGAAGAGTTACATCTGAAAGCAACTGGCGTAACTACTATGGGTCTTGTCCAGAGCTTTCAGCAGATGTTAAACAATACGGACGAGAATCTTTTACTAGAGAGATACTATCCTTACACTCCACCCCAGGTAGAGTGAATTATGAAGAAACGAGACAATTGTTTCTTCACGATGTCCTGACAGAACGCTTGACAGACGGCACCCCTGCATACTATAATAGCAACATCCTCGGACGTTACTACCGCAAAGACTACTTTGAGTCACCCATGCCTTGAGGCAAGAGGTGAATGTTGAATTCTACTAATCCAAATGCTTAGACAACTATTTGTTTTACCACTACTTACTTTGATCCCCGCTGCGTGTGCGTATCCCACACTTAGTGAGATTGATAATCCTCCTCCTGCTGTTGAAGTTGTGGAGGAGGTTGTTGAGAAAGTTGTAGAACCTATTGTAATTGAAGTAAAGGATTGGAAGTGTCCTACTTGTAACGAAAACGAAAAGTACGTTCTAGAACAACTTCAAGAGAAAACTAAAATCTCTGATCGTAATGCCCTTGCAACCATCATGGGTAATATCAAATCTGAATCCAATTTCAAATCTGATATTTGCGAAGGTGGAGCAAGAGTTTCTTATGATAAGTGTTACGTTGGAGGATATGGATTGATCCAGTGGACCTCTATAAATCGCTATAGAGGTCTTGGGTCATTCTGTAATAAATATGGTTGTGATCCGAGTAGTCTTGAAGGACAAGTTCGTTACATGATTAACGAATCACAATTTCAAAAAGTCCTACCAGAATTTGAGGGTAGTGGATGGACAGTCTCTCAATATATGGTTCCTGCCTATTATTGGTTGGGATGGGGAATCAAAGGTTATCGTGAGCAATATGCATACGATTATTCTAAAAAACTAGTGTGGGCATAGTCCCCACTTTTATGTCTCAGTAGCTCAGCGAATAGAGCAACCGCCTTCTAAGCGGTCGGTCGTAGGTTTGAATCCTACCTGAGACGCCAGTCGCTGTGGTGGAATTGGTAGACACGCATGATTTAGGCTCATGTGCCGAGAGGCATGAAGGTTCAAGTCCTTTCAGCGACATTCCAACTTACTAGTTGAAACCATGTCATTACTTTCTAAAAGAGATCGTGAACTTACGATCAGAGCACTAGAATATTATAATTCATTCGTCAAGAATGATGGTGACAAGACAGAGATTAACACTCTGATCAACTGGATTAAGTTGGAACAATATAAAAAGGGCGATTAGCGCAGCGGTAGCGCAGTTGCTTTACACGCAATTGGTCGGGGGTTCGAATCCCTTATCGCCCATTAACTTCTAGAGGTTAAAAGTTGAAAAATGTTATCTGTAAGATGCCGCTTATGTGGCAAAGAGCTCGTGGCTCACCCAATCAAAACTAGATGCTGTGGTTGTCCCAACATGACTACAGTTACAGCAGACAAAATTACAGCATTAGATTTGTCTGAAGTTCTATTGCTCAATTCTGAAAAGATTGTGAAGAAACAACCTATGTTATCAAATGCTGACCTAAAATACCAAGAGGACCGAAGGAAACGTAAGGTCCGCAAACTTGATTTTGAGGAACGCTAATGATCAATCTCCACCAAAACTTCAACCACTATCTAAATACTGACAAAAAAATAGACTTACAAGATATAAACGAAAAGGTAATTGGATATGGTTGGTGTGATGATGGAAAAGATCTTACAGGATATTATGTCTTGACAGAACACCACAAGTTGGTGTATGATCTAGAACAACAATTCAAATACAAGGAAGAATGGCAGAGCGGTTGATTGCACCAGTCTTGAAAACTGGAGAGGTTAATAGCCTCCGTGGGTTCAAATCCCACTTCTTCCTCTTCGGGGCGTAGTAAAATGGTATCACGCTGCTTTTGGGAAGCAGAAATGCAAGTTCGATTCTTGCCGCCCCGACTTGTGAAATATATAATTTTTTATTCACATCTATGGCATTCACAATCTATTCAAAACCAGGATGTTTCTATTGCGAAAAATTTATCGCAATTGTAGAACATGAAGATCTTCGGCATGTTGTTTATAAACTGGATGAAGATTTTACAATTGAAGAATTTTACTCAGAGTTTGGTGAAGGATCAACCTTCCCACAAATTGTTCTTGATGACATTCATTTAGGAGGTTGTCAAGAATCTATTCGTTATATGCAAGAAAAAGAAATTTGTTGTGTGCCATGACCGAAGTAAGCGTTGAAGATTTTGAGAAAAATTTTGATAAGTATATGGACCTTATTGAAAATGAAGGTGAAGAGTTTTTGATTAGAAACCAAGATGGTAAAGCAGTCGTTGCTGTGCCAGTTGGAGAACTGGAACACCTAGCAGAACAAGTGGGAGAGGAAGACTGGTATAATATATTCAGTCAGCACGATGATGCCTCATGATCAAACCCATCGTTATTCTTGAACGTTCTCCTTATCGTTATGTGCAGTGTGGTTTGCTAGAGATCAATGGTAAACCTGATTACCGCATTCAAAAATTCAACGAATGGACTAAACGTTATACTGACATGTATTATCTTGATAATCAAATGCAACTTGACACCTGCCTTGAAGACCCTGAGTATGTTAAGTGGTTGGATCCAGATCCTGAGGTAGGTGCCTATCGTAAGTTTGACTAAATACCTCAGTCCTGGAATGACTATAAACTTATCCTGGTGGAGTCATCCCCGATATGCCCGTCACGGATGGACGTTAACAGCACTGGTCGGGATGGTCTTATGACCCCTGGAGTTTCTTGCTTCTCTAAAGAGCAAGTGGTGCGGATGGGACTCTCTCCCGCCTGGTTTACAATTTCCAGTCAAAAAATTGTGGTGGTAAAACCCCTTCCGTGTGGTTGATTTCCTGTTTTGCAACTGAACTAAAACAGGTGGCGAGCCTAGCACGGAGGGGTGACATCCCTCCACTTGCGGACATAGTGTAGCGGTAACACGCAATCCTTCCAAGTTTGAATCACGGGTTCGATCCCCGTTGTCCGCTCTTTATAAATACAAAAGAATAGAAGTTTATAATTGACGGGAAATTATGTCCCTAGTAAAGACAGATCAACTAACGAACTTAAGCAATAATGGTCCTGTTGAAGTCCTTCAAGGACTTACGATACCTGTAGGAAAAAACTTAAGTCTCGGGGGACCACTACTTGATAAAGATGGGGAATCTGGAGACACTTCAAAAGTTCTAACTTCAACAGGTACTGGTGTTGCGTGGTTAGATCCTCAAGATTTAAACACAACATATTCTATTTCATCTGCAACTACAGAAGTAAGTAATTCCAGAGTACTACGATTGACCTCTGGTGGATCGAACCCAGGCATTACTGATGATGTAACAATAACTGGAGACACTAATATTTCTATTAGTGGTAATGACGATACAATTACCCTAACCTTAGCACAAAATATACTAACCACATCTGACGTAACTTTTAACACAATTGTTTCATCTGGAAATTTAACTATATTTGGTGAATTGATTTCGGGTGGTACTGCGGGAAAGCTTTTATATAACTCTGATAGTGAAAAGTGGCAGTTCACTAATGATGGTACTAATTTTTATAACTTCTTACTTCCAACTGAAACTGTATATGATGTTGCAAAGCAATTTGGAGCTTCTGCAGATCCAAATGGGTATTTGGTAGATTCAACTTCCTTTGTGGTTGAAAATTCTCAAACTTATTTGAGGGTAACTTTACAAAACCAATCTGATATTAATAATTTTGATCCTGGTCAAAACATAAAAATTTTCAACGCTTCTGTCACAGAAACTAATAGTCTACCTGGAACTGTAACTGGAAATACTGCCGTTCCTTCATTTGAAAATGAGTTATTTTTGAATGATGAAATTCCGAAATCATGGTATGTATATGCATTTGCTCCTTATTCTCTATTGACTGGTGATGTAGGAACTTATAATGTTTATACTACACCAATTAATAATGTATCTGTTGATCAGATGAATGAAGCAAACTTCAATACTCTGAATATCAATAGAAACAGTTCAAATGAAGGCGTATTAGTTTACAGAGGAATATTTACTACGGAAAGTCTTTCAGCTGATGCAATTACTGGATTAATAAATAACGGATCAAATGAACCATTTGATTTGATTGCTGCACTAGGTCCAAAAGAGTTTGTAAGTGGTAGTTTGTTTTCTCAGTATATTGATTATGGTGAATATGATCTCACACCATGGACTAGAAAAAATCAAGATGGAACATACAAAGCAGGAACAGTTCATTTCCCTCTAAATCCTCCCATCGCTAAAAAGAGAGGATGGACTACTGGAAGTATTCGTGATTTCAATAGAACAGAAGGATCTTTTATAATTGATGTTCCTGGATTGAGACCAGGAACAGATATACCAGGAGCAGAAGTTTATATTACTGAGATATATCATGATGATACTGAGGCTCTGCAGAATGCGATTGATTCTTTGAGTAATACTGGAGTAAACTTCTTGTTCTTGCCTGGAGGTACTTATCTAATTGATCAATTGAGAATCCCTGATGGATTCTCCCTAAGCGGATTGGACGATGCTACTATTCTCAAGAAACAATATTGGTCAACTGAGAAAATAAATGTATCTAACTTAGATGGTGTAAAGAATTCTTTGCTTATTGGAAAAAATTTCAACGCATCAGGTTCCCCTATTGACTGGAAAATATCTAATTTTACTCTAAAGGATTTGGTTATTGATGGTAATGTAGAGAATCAAATTCTATATGACTTTAGTGATATTGGTGTTGAAACAAACAATACACTTTTATCATTCCCTAATAGTGATTTCGTTACTATTCAAAATGTAAAGATTAGAAATAGTCCTGGACCTGCACTATTTGCAGAAGGTTCTACAAACCTATCAATATCAACATCTACATTCTTTGATGGGTGCGACACAGAAAGATACGAGACAGATTGTTTGTTACTATCGGACTGCGAGAACCTTACTATTACAGGATCTGTATTTAGAAATTATCCTGGGGCATTAGATTTTACTACAGGAAAAGTTATTGTTGTAAATGGATCTACTATTAGAAATTGTGGATCAGGAATCAAGGTATTTGGATCTGTAAATACTGACGTTTTGAATAACGTTATTCTTGGTCCAGCAGATGAGTTTATTCCTGTAGCAGATTTATATGATAGTGATTATGATGGAGTTAATATTTCAGTAATAAGAAATGCTAATTCTCAAACTCCTGTATATTCATATCAGGAATTTGGTGTACCGAAAGATCTTTCAAACACCATCTTGAATTTTGATGTTTATACTGCTTCTGTTGCGAATGGATTAGAAACAGTTGATTTTGAAAATCCAATAACTTCTGGTGGAAATCCTTTGTTCCAATATTATGTTCCAGTTGATGGAGATAATTTACCTATTAATGATGTTACTATTGGAGAAGTACAATTCCAAATTTCTTCAGGTAGTAGTAACATAATTCCAGAAAGAACTATTAACTCTTATACTGTTTATCAAATTTCTGGAATAGATTATGATAATGTAGGAAGTGATATCATTACTGTAATTGATGGGGGACAGCAACTGGCAAGTTATACTCTTCCAGACAATAGTGTTATAACTAATCCATATGAAATTGTCATACTGGATGACAATATTTACAAATCATTTATAATTGGAGACTATGTGAAGTTATTGGGACATGAGTATCCTTTGGCATTTGCATCGCAACCTTTTGATGTTTGGCAAATAGTTGATAAAAATTCCGCAGGGTTGCAACCAAAACTAATACTAAGAGCATACCAGCAAAATTCATTAAATGGAAATCTAACTCCTTTTGCTCTTCCCGTAGCTACTACAACTGGTTCTGGGGGTGGTTATTTCCAGAAGAGAAACAAGTTTGTTATTGCCAGAGGTATCATATCGGTTCGCTAGTAAGTCTAATTATAAATATAGCAAGGTAATATAATAGCGAAAAAATGGCAGCTGTAAATAATAATTCTTCGGTTGTTGTCGTTGGAAGAACTGCCCCAGTTCCTGCAGGACAACAAACATCGGCAAGATCAATTCCAGTTGTAATCGCTAGCGATCAGTCTGCAATTCCTGTAGCAGAACAGAATAAACAGCAATCTGAAGTTGCTCTTTCTTTGCTTGGTATTCCTCGTTCTGAAGTTGCTCTTGGTATTTTTGCGGACGTAAACACATATGATGTAAACCCTTCTGAGTGGACAGCATTTCCTGAGCAGTTCTCTACTCTAAATCAATATGAATCTGATGGAACTACATTACTAGAGAAGTATGCTGGGTATGGTGGAGATCAGGATTGGGGTCTCACTCATATCGCAGAAGAAGCAGGTGCTCTTATTGAAGCACCAGCAGATGAATATGCTGTTCTAACTTCAAAGAGATTTTTTAGATATCAACCAGGACGTGTTTCTGCTGCTACATTTGGTGTTAGAGTAAATAGAGCACCTTATACATACGATCCTAACGATACAAACTTTTTTGCTGTAAGAAATCCAGCTATCAAAAAGTATGGTATCTTTGATAAGTTTGATGGATATTATTTTGAGTCTAGAAATGATGGATATGGAGACAACTTTTGTTGTGTAAGAAGAACTCAGTCTATTGTAAGAGACAATCCTCTTCCATATGGTACTGGATCTAGAGAACAAACAGAAGATTATGTGTGGGTTGGTGTCCCTCAAGTAGAGTCTAATTCTCCAACTTACCCAAATGCTTATGAGGTATTGAAAGCAAACAGAAGATATCTTCAGGAAGTTGCTGTAGGTACGATTGATCCAACTGCATTTGATGGACTTGATGATGGATCTGGAAGTTCAGAGGCTGAAAAGTGTCGTAGAGACTCTGGATTGGTTATTGATGGTTTATTGCATGACTTGAAGTATGGCGGTAATGCTAGTACCGTATATAATACTTTGAGATTCTTTAATACAAATGACCCTACAAATATTCAATTATACCTTGATAATCCTCAATTTGAGATTGATAGATATCAAGCAATAAAAGATGCTATCACCACAATTTTTAGTGGGGAAACTCCTGCTGCAATAACTGGTATAACTGATATACCAGGACTTACCACCGTAACAGCAAAACCAGCAGGAACAAATCTACCATCAGTTGAATCTGGTTCTGATGCTGTTGTCAATTCTTTGATTGATATTCTTAGAACAGCACTTGATAATGGTGGTCAATATTCTTCTATTCCAGAACCAGTTGGATCTGCAGCTGGAGAGATGTGTGTTATTAGAGATGGATTGGTTCTAACTCATGCTGCAGCACATGACACCTCACTATTGAAAGAGAAGGTAAATTATGATGTAGTTAATTTATTTAATGATGGAAATAGTACGAACTGGCTAGAAATTCAAGTTCCTTCTGGAAAAGAGTTACTAAGAGTAGGACAAAGTTTCTATTTCAATAAGAATGGATCTGCAGAAAATATTCTTGATACTAGTAGTGATAAATTGCCAGACGGATCTATCTGGTTTGTCTCTGCTATTAGAGACATAATTGTAAGTGGTGATGGAGTATTTCAACAAGTAAGATTTTCAAAGAATCCTTCTAACGAAGAAGTTTATACATCAGTAGGAGGTGGAGATACTGCTAATTCATCAAACCCATGGACTGGTAATGATAATCCTGCTTATGCTGAGATAGAAGTATTTGATATACAAACCGCAACTAATATTCAGACTGCTGGATTTACTTTACAGACACCTACTCCTTTCCTTCTTCCTTCTGATGGTAGAGCATATAGAGGATCTAATTACACAGATGGATCTTTGAACGATCAACCTAATTCTTTCTCTGATGGTTGTTTCCCATATCTGTATCCTAGCGGAGGTGCTGATGATCCAAACTCAGTTGGATATATTGATAGCACAACCACAGATACTACAACACTAAAATCACAAATCAATTATGTAAATAAGAGACTTTATAAGAACTGGGTTTGGTTTAATGTAGATCCTGTTTACTACAAAGTTTATGAATATAGAGTACCTCGTACTAGATTTAGTGGAGAAAAACTAAACGGTATTGAAACTCCTATTGTTTATAGTGACAACGTAATTGATAAGAAGGCTGGAGATCCTGTCGTTGAAGAGACAACTGGAGAGCAGTTACAGTTAGATAGCGTTTGGGACTTAGATCCAACAAAGGTTACCATGTATAAGATTGAATTCTCGTGGTATGGTGCTGTTGGTGCTATCTTCCTTGCATACGTTCCTGTTGATAATGGTGAAGCAAGATGGGTCAGACTACATCATATCAGAGCATCTAACCAGTTGAAGGTTGCTTCTCTTGGTAACGCTACCCTACCTATCACTTATCTAACTTATGGTGGTGGTAGTCAAAACAGATATGGATATCGTAATTCCACAAGAGATCCAAATAATGCTTCTGGATATGGTTCCTATTCTGAGCAATTAGTCAAGTATGGTGCTTCTTACTATATTGATGGTGGAGATAGAGGAACTGTAAGACTATTCAGTTATGCTTCTGAAACTCTAAAGCCAATTGGTGGATCCAAATATCTAATTAAATCTTCTACCAATTCAAGTCTTTTTGCCAACAGAGCAACCAAACTAAATGTAACACCTGGAGCAACTTATGTAAATGCCCCAGCACTTACAATCGTAGATACTAATGGTGGTCCACTAATTAGTGATTATTATATCAACGCTAGAGTAATTACTGGAGACCCAACAGATCAAGATGTTAGAGTTGTTTGGGCAGAAGGTAACCTTCTTTACTTGAGTAGAGGAATCAACGCATCTTCTGGTGATATATCTCTTGTTGTTGATAGACCTCAACCTTTGATTGGAGTAAAATGTAGAAGAGAAATCAACGGAGTAAGAAATAGAGTACAGATTTATCCAACTAGATTATCTACTGGTCTAACTTCTAATTCAGAATCACTTGTTGTTGAACTAATCAAGTCTCCTATATTCCAAACGTTTGTAAATCCTGGTGCAGGTGCTTCAATCTCAATTAACGATAAAATCAATATCGGAAAGAGAGGAAAGAAAGTTCTCCTTCCATCTGCTGATATTACATTAACTGGAACTTATCTACAAGATGGTGAAAAGATTTATGGATACTTTAGATATACTGTAGAAGGTGATACTTCTGGTCAAGCACTAACAACTCTAGGTTTATTGCAAAGAGAAGGTAGTGATTATTACTTTGCTGCTAATGAAGTAACTCTGGAAGAAATCAATATCAGAGGAAGTTTCTTGCCTGCAGGAAGATGGTCGGGACCAAATCCAAGTGATCCAGATCTTTCTTCAATTACAGATCCTTTCTTTACTTCAACTCTCTCAAGATTGTCTGGAGTTCTTATTGATACAGAGCAGAGATCACCTATTCCTGGAACTGGAACAAAGATTACTACTTTATTCACTCCAAATTCTGGTGAAGAATATGAGTTGCAAGCATACTTTGATTACAACAAAGATTATCTTTCCTTCCCACTTACAGATCTAGTTGATTCACTTTACATTTGTGCATCTTCTAAATCATTCTATAACGATGAAGGCGGAACTAATACTTATATAGATAGAGGAGAAATTTTAGCAAGTCTTACTTGGGAGGAGCAGTAAATAATGGCAAGAGAGATCAAGATTGGTAATGACAAACAACCTGCTCCGTTAGTAGAAGCAAATGTACCATTATATAATTTGCAAACTGGTGAAATCCTCGTTGATGAAGGTGGCACTCCTCTAGTATCTAGAGAAGACACCTTCCTCACTTCTGAAACAAGTTCAAAGAAGTCTACTTCTATTGTATATACGAAGGATAAACCTTTTACTCAAACAAAAAATGTTAGATTGAAAGGTAAAAATTTTTCTGCTCAGGATAAAGTAATTAGCGCAGCACCTGGCACAGGAAAATTCAAAGGTAGTCAGAAATATAGAGTATCTTTTTCCTCAGCAGTTTCTTTGGATGGACTTGCTACTGGAACACAAATAAATTTGGTAGATACAATACAGACTGGAGAGATTGAAGCGGTACAATTTACTGACACTAATCTCTCGTTTGGTGTTCTTGTTATTATAAATTATTCTTTTCCTATATCAATAGGAGATCAATTTGAATATGACGATGGCGGAATTACAAAAAGTTTTACTTGCCTGGACGTAACATCTTTAAAAGAAGAGGGTGAATTATCTATTGGAGATCTAGTCTTACTGCCTACTGGTCTTACTGGCGATACTAAAGTATATGAGACTAGAGTTGTAAGTAGAGTTATTGATGATGATAGTTTTGAAGTTTCATTAGAAGTTACTTCAAATCTAGATTTGTTTGGAGAACTGATAAAGTTAGTAAAAAATAGAATTGATCCTGTACTAAAAGTAGCAGAAGAGTTTCCTGAGTTTAGTGAAGTTAGTTCAACCATACTTGGAATACCAAAAGCAGAAGAGCAATTGGGATTATTCTCTAATGTTTCTAGTTATGGATTAGATGAGGATGACTTTCTGTTTTATACAGATGACTCTGCATTTGGTGGAGAACCAACCGTATGGACAACAAGAAAAAATAGACTATATGGAAACCACTATAGGTCGCAATATGTAGAAGAAACTGATGAGTCTGCTATTATATTACGTTCATATAGAACACCATATGGATATCCATTTGGACCAAGAGGTTCTAATGGATATAACTCTGAACAATATCCAAAGTTCAATACTTTTTTGAAGTTGGGATGTTTGTTATATGATGAATTCAAAGATACTAATCCAGGATACGCAAACAATTTTCTGAGATATGTTGCAAATCATGTAACTCTTGGAAATGTTGCTGCTGGAGATGGGTCTAGTAGAGATGAACTTGATAATGTGATTAACGTCTTTTTACCAGAAGAAAATATTATTCGTTTGGATACAAATGAAGTAGTCGGAACTGTTTATGCTTACCGATTTGTTACTGGTTCTACGGGAGTGTTGCACTTTAATGAAGAAGTTGGATACTTGCTATCAGAATATATAGATGAAATTAAGAACACAAATCCTAATAGTCCTCTTCTTGACGATCCACTAATACCTATACGAGGAGAGACTAGTGGAGCAACGGCAAATATTCAATATGATCTCACTTATAATGATGACGAAAGATTTTTCTCTAATTTAGTAACACCACTAAACCCTGCTTACTCAAGTCAGGAAGATTTTTTCTCTCAGGTAGATACTTGGACTGAAATATATAGAGATATTGTAAGAAATAGTTTTACTAGACCTAGTGGATCTCCCTTTAATAATGATTATGTTCGCAGCTTGCCATCTGTTCAGAGATATCTTATTGAATATAAACCTGGATCTGGAAGTCCTCTATTTTCAATTCCTTCTGGAACTAATATATTTAGTGATCAAAATACTAGACCTGGATATTCTACTGTTATACCTACAAGAGCATATTTAGAATCTAGGAAAGCGTTTAGATATCAACCAGGAAGGATCAGCGGATATACTTTTGGTGTGAGAGCATCTAATGATGCAGTTGATGATAATAACGTTATATTAGAATGGGGTATTGGAAATGAAACCGATGATTTGTTGTTTCAAATTAGGGGCGCTTCATTTAGTATTGTTAGAAGAAGCGTAGTGCCATTTACAGATGCACTTCTAGAAGAAAATGGATTGGATCCACAAGACCAAAGATTGATAACAAAAGACAGTAAAAATAATACTGTGTTTACTGGTATTGAAAACAAACAGGTATATGAGATTGTTGTTGGTAGAGATAATTGGAATGGCGATCCTCTAAATGGTAATGGTCCTAGTGGATACTTCTGGGAAGCAGATAAAGTAACCATGTATAAGATTGAGTTCGGATGGTATGGTGCTATTGGTATTCAATTCTATGCATACGTTCCTATTGAAAATGGTGAAGCAAGATGGGTAAAACTTCATAGGTTTGTTATTGAAAACAAACTTGGAGAACCATGTATGGGCGATCCATACTATAAATTCAAATATAAATTATCTATTGATGACTTCTTCAACGTAAGAACTCCACAATTCATTTATAAGTATGGAACGAGTTGCTATATTGATGGTGGAGATGAGGGAACTATATCGGTAAACACCGCTACATCTGATGTAAAGACAGCACCTATTGAAACTGCTGGAGTTCAAAGATCTACATCTCTTGTTTCAATACAACCAAAGAGTGGTATTCTAAATCCTTTGGGTATCTTAGTAAAGAATAAAAAACTAATTTTCCCTAGAGAGATATCTGTAAATACAGAAGGACTACTTGAATTGTCAATAGTAAAATGTAAATCATGTCCTGGATTTGGATATACTTATCAACCAAATGTAAACTCTGAAGTAAATGGATCTATAAGACTATTCAAAAATCCTCCTTTGGGGGATGCAGTAGATAGGAGTAAGGTTGAACTACCAAAACTAACCAAGAATGCTTCTGCATCAACTACAAACACTATTACATTAGATGATGTGCAGTATTTGCGTGAGGGTGATATCGTAGATCCTGATGGAGATAATACTTCAATACCAACAGATACACTCATCGTTTCTATTATTGGTAATGAAATAACACTAAGTAATAATTTAACTGGATCTGTTTCTGGTGATATTGAAATCCAACCAGTATTTTTGCAGAAAGATTACTTTGCTAAATTGATTGCAACACGAGTGTGGAATACTTATATTGGTGAGTTTGATACTACTGGAGAATCTTTGATACAAATAAGTGGAGAAGAAGATAGATATAAGATTGCAAATCTCACTACTACAGATCCCACTCAAGTATCAGGAACACAAACAAAAAATGCTATTTTATATCAGATAGAAAGAGAACTTCCATCTTTGTATAAAATACCAGCTGGAAGATCTGTTGCAGTAGTACCAACACCAATACAATTCCCTGGAAGATTATCTCAATATGATAAGATAGTGGCATCGCCAATTCCTGTAAGTGGTAGAAAAAATAATATATTATTTCTTTCTACATTTAATAATGATAGCGGAATATATGCTGGAGGTCATGGAGCAGACTGGCGAATTGGTGTTACTTCATTAAGACCGCAGTCTGATGGTAGTGGTGGGATTGAATGGTTTGATAATCAGAATAATCCTAAACAACTAACTGATGATCTAAAGTTATATGCTGAGTATTTTAGTGAAGGTATCTTTAGAGATATTGACGGATTTGAAGCAGGTGAAACTTCTTTTGGTAGAATAAGACCATTTACAGTTGACTATAGAATTCCTCGTCCAGTAGGAACAAATACGGGAATATGTTCATTCCTGAATATCACCGTAAATCCAGCACAATTCTTTGTTTGTGACCAAATACGTGGTAGTGAATTATTGCCAAATGATAGTATTACTACAAATTACCCTAGTTTTGATGCTAACAACTGGTACATAAGAACGGAAGGATCTTTCCCATTCACTTATGATGTTATAGGCGCAGAAGTTGGTTTTAATCCAACTGATCCTACAGGAAGTGATCAAGCTCCTGATATTGGATCGGGAGTGACTTTCACATCAAATGCAATATCTTATAATGATGTGGATGAAGAAGGTAATAGAATTGATTATCAATTAATTGAATTGAGTACTAATCTTCCAGGACAAACGCAGGATACTGCAACACCTGTTACCTTGTGGTACGTTCCTGTTTCTTTAGAAACCTTCAGAAAACTTGTAACTAGAACTTTCAACTTCAATCCTTTCCCTCTTTATTTCTTTATAGAAATGAGAGATAGTGCAGCTATTAATGGAGCAGTTATAAAAGAAATTGGACAAGTAACGAATTCATATAACCCAAATTGGATTTCTTCTAATGGAATGATTGTTTCTAATGATAATATTGCGGTTGGACCAATAGGAGACACTAAAACTACTACTGGGAATCTAACTGATATACCACCAAACTTTATTGATAAAAATAGATTGTCTTCTGCATTAGTTGATGTGCAAAATCAATCTCAAATAAGACCATATGAGATAATTGATAAAGTATATGTCGGTCAAGGGACAAAAACACTTTCTTTGAAGAATATATTTGATTATAATAAGGAAGCAATTACTCCAGATCTTCTAAATACTACAGCATATTTTATTCTAGCTACATCTAAAGAAAATAATTCTGTGCAAGTTCAATCAACATTAAATTACATAGAGCAGCAGTAAAGGCATGTCTATTAAAAATAACAGAGTTTTTGGTTTAGCAGTTCCTGTATCGTTGACTGATGTTGTTAACAGAAGGACGGCGCTGAGGAATCTTGGGATAAATCAGGAAGACCTAGAAATCATACGAGGAATTTCTGATGCTGGATTTGATTCGGATGATTTACAAACAATTTCTAGATTGGATGAACCAATATGGAAACTATTTGATAGGTATACTAGTGATGTAGACACATATAATGATAGTCTAACACTATCTGGTGGAGCAGATTTTCAACTTAGAGGCAATCTAACTGTTGCTGGCGGATTATCGGCAACTGCATTTAGATATAAAGTTTTGGATACCGACTTTGGAGGGTCTACACCAGTTCTAAAGTGGGGTGACATATCTACATCAAGAGTTAGTTCTTGGAGTACTATTGGAAGTACTATTTCTTACGGTGCTGATGTATCAATTTCTGGTAAACTAAAAGTAGGAAAAATAAAGACTAGGGCAACTGCATCTAGAAAAGTTTTCAATTCAGAAATTCCAACTCATAAAATAAAGATTGATCTTGGAGTGCTTACTGATACTGGTGATCCTACTATTCCTGCTGGTCAGCGTGACATTAGATACATCTATGCGATGAAAGGAATACCTCTGAGATTCAAATCTTTCTTTAGAAATTTTGATGCTTCTATTGGATTCGTTCCAGATGATAATGGTAATAAAGTAAGTTGGAGAATATACAGAACTGACGGCATAGGAGGAGATCAGGACTTTCCAGATTTTGGAGAAGATACTTCTTCTAGATTGCAATACACCTCACCTTTCAGCGCAGAAAGAGTTATTGAAATATACTATAGTCCTACTAAAATAACTTCTCTGAGTATTCCTAATAATAATATTAGAGAACTTCCGAAAGTAGTATTATCAAATCTTAAAATTTTTATCTTTGACAATAATGGACTAACAGATTTTCCAGATTTTAATGAGTTTAGTCCAAGCTTAGAAACACTTAGTATAAACAATAATCAATTTTTCAACTCTAGTATTTCCGATGAGCGAAGATTGAATGCTAATATTACTGCTAAGTTGCCAAATACTTTGAAATCTCTGAGTATAAGAGGATCTTTCAAAGGAGGAATTGAGCAAGGTATATTTGTACCATTTGCAAATCTTCAAACACTTAATATTCAAAGATCTGGAAGTCCATACTTTTATCCAGATAGTACTAATGTAGATGGTGAGTTGCCTTTCTTTGCTCAAGGTTCTCTAAGAACATTTAATGCAAATGTTAATGACTTTAGATCTTTTGGATCTCCAGGAGCAGGACAATTTACAGTAAAAACTATTACATCTCTTGTAAATCTAAATCTCTCTAATAACCCAAGACTTATTGATAATAATTTTAGCATCGCAAGTCAAAACATAGAAACTGTTTCTATATCTCGTACTGGACTGAGATGTCCTAATTTACAAAATAGAAGTGTTCTTTCTTCTATTGATGCACGTGCAAATACTAATTTTGGATCATTTTATATTGGGTGGGATGGTACAGATCCAGATCCAGGTGTATCTGATGCAAATTATGTCTTTGCTGGTTGTCAATCTTTGACTGCTATTGATTTGGAATCTTCTAGTGTCTCTGGATATATACCGAAGTTTGCTAATAATTCTAATCTGCAGAGAATAGATCTTCGTAGATGTAATGGATTGATAGCAGGAAGACCAGGACTACCTCCGGGGGAATCTCCTAAATGTCT